TAGATCTGATAACGATGACATGTTGCAACTTGAAGAAGGGCCGCCAACTAAAGAGATAGATTCAGATAATAGTAGTATTAAAAGTATGAAAAGTATACAAAGTGTGAAAAGCATACCGGAAAGTTTAAGTAGTATTAAAAGTAAAAATCCATTTAATAAAATATTGAAACGTTTTAAAAAAAAGGATTCATCTAACGATATCTAGATAACTTCAAATAAACTCCCATTTTTCACAATCAGAACAATCTTTATTTTGAACACATTCAGGAAAATCATTTTCCCAATGTGGTATAATATTTTTTATAATATAATCTATACGATGATTCAGTATAGATTCTGTATATCCTAATTTTTCTTTTGCGTTATATGAGCAAGTAAAACCGGAATGGCATTTTGTGTAAAGATTATATCCAAAAGTCCAACATGTATTTCCACAAGTTCCTAGAAATATAGGATCTGCGTCATGACCAAAATGAAAAGTGTTTTGATGTGCTTGGAGACCGATCAAATCTAAATAATGTTTGTCTCCAGGAGATTGGAATGCAATAGATGTTTTGTTGTATAAAATACCCATAATTGTTGCTATTGTACCACCTAATGAATGGCCGGTAAAAATAAGATTATTAAAATCTATAGTATCTTTTACTTTTTCAACAATATCCTTTGCAAGATTTATATAATTTAAATCAAAAGATGTAGAATTCTTATAACAATTTATAGAACAATTATTATTATTGTCTGTCGAATCACATAATGATCTATTAAATAAATGGGATTGTTTATAAAAACAACAAGAAAAATATAAATTATCATTGAATTTATCATTATAAGAACTTGAAAAGATATGAGGTTTAGAATATTCTTTGTTAATAAAAGATCCGTCTTCCTGAAGACCAATTGCAGTTGTAGTTCCTTTAAAAGCAATAATATTCATTTCATTATTATAAAAAAGAAATGATTTAACTGTATTATTATCAAGTGTAATATCATTTACTGTATAATTTTGTAGATCTATCCATTTAGAATGATTTAAATATGTATAAACATTACTTGACATAACTGCTAAATCGTAAACTAATTTATAAAAAGTATTGTTTAAAAATTTCATAAATTTATAGAAGATAGTATATAAAAATATAAAATAGAATTTATTTAAACATAATTAATATATAATATCATTATGAGAAAGAAAAAGGAAACCGTAGGTATACCAACGTATTCGAAAAAATTTACACAGAAAACAAAGAAATCAAAAAGTCAACATTCTATTTTACATAAACACGAGATTCGTTTAGATGAATTATCTATACATGATAAAAGGTTGCAAAAGATAAGAAATGATATTACAAATTTAGAAAAAGGTATAATAAATGAAAAAGAAGATAAAACAAAAAAGCTTTTGCGTAATTTAAATAATGAGAAAAATAAATTAGAAAACGATATAAATTTATTTGATTATTTATTAGACTCTACACAAATTATACAAAAATATATAGAATTGGAAAATCGTGAAAGTGAATTATTAGATTTAAATGAATTAAGTAAAGAAATTAGTTTAGAAATAAATCAGATTAATGAGCAAAAATGTGATTTAGTTGAAGAATATTTATTAAAATTTGAACCAGATAGTAAAATACCCAAAATGACTATTAAAAGGGAATGTACAGTTTGCCAAGAATGTAATGTATCATTAAAAATTGAACATGGTTATTCAGTGTGTCCACTTTGCGGTATTTGTAAAAATACAATCGAACAAGCAAATGAACTATCCTATAAAGAAAAACAAGATTATGATTATAGACCACAATTTACTTATGATAAGCGATCACATTTAGATGATTGGTTACGAAGATTTCAAAATAAAGAGGCGAGAGCGATTCCACAAGATGTTTTGGATAAAGTAATATTAGAAGCTAGAAAGGAAAGAATCAATGACCTAAATACATTGACTGAAGAAAAGGTAAAAAGATATCTTAAAAAGTTGAGTTTAAATGATTATTATGATAATGTGATTGGTATTATTAATCGTTTAAATGGTAGACCTCCATTTACATTAACACAAGAAATTGAGGAAAAAATAAAAAAGATGTTTCAGCAAATTCAAGATCCGTACGAGAAATACAAGCCACCTTCTCGTAAAAACTTTTTAAGTTATAGTTATACACTTTGTAAATTCTTTCAAATATTAAATTTACATGAATTTGCAAAATATTTTCCATTGTTAAAAAGTAATGATAAATTACGTCAACAAGACGATATTTTCAAAAAAATAGTTGGACATATGTCTGAAATTGATAAAACAACCAAATGGGTATTTTATCCATCTGTTTAATCACGTTTAGAATTCTATTTAAAAATAAAAGTATTATACATAATATAAATATTAAAATGAATATTTTAATTAAAAAAGAAAACTTGATAACTCCTGAATCTATAAATTTTACAGAATTGGTTAAAAATAGTAGTATAAAATTAAATTTAAGTAATGAATATCAATCTAAAATGGTAACAAATCTCAATGAAGAATTTACTGAAAAAGAACAAAAATGGTATATAGCAAATTTGTATATTTATATGAATTATCATCCAACAAATGATTATCCAATTAACTTGGAAAATGTATTTAAAATGATTGGATTTGCAAATAAGGGTAATGCAAAGAGAACACTTGAAAATAATTTTACTAAAGATGAAGATTATAAAATAACCATTCTCCCTTCGGAGAAAGGTCAAATAGCCCGTGAAGAAATAATGTTGAATATCGACTGTTTCAAAAGTTTATGTATGATAGCTAAAACATCACAAGGAAAGGAAATTCGTAAATATTATGTTAAATTGGAAAATATTTACAATAAAATTATTAAAGAAGAAATAGAGAATACTCAAAGATTATTAAAAGAAAAAGAAAAAGAATTATCAAAAGAAAAAACTTTACGTAATAAAATGCTTAACAGAAGATGCTTTGATGTACAAGATGGCGAATATGTTTATCTGTATCAAGATATTCTTGACAATCCCGATTCATTATTAAAAATTGGTAAAAGTACAAAATTAATAAACAGAGAAGAATTTTACAGTAATGTTAATAAATCTGGTGGAATTGTTTTTTATATAAAATGTATTGATTGTAGTTTAATTGAAAAAATATGTCATCATATGCTTGATAAATTTAGAGTAAATAAGATGCAAGAGTGGTTTAACATAGACCTAGAATTGGCAAAAAGTACAATTAAAAATGTCGTAAAGATTGTAGATTCACGAAATTCAATTCCACAGATAAATGATTTTTTACAAAATTTTAAAGGAGATAAATGTCAAGGTAAAATTATAGACAATTTAGAAACAACAGAAAATGTACAGCAAACAAATACAAATCAAATTCGACCTGATGATTTTAGTGGATTTTTAGAAAATTGTTGTGAAATTGGTGATCAATTTTTTACAGCAAAAGAAGAATTAACTAAAGCTTTTAGAATATATACTAGAAATACAATTGAAAAGTCTATTAAGGAAAAATTAAATACATTTTTAAAAGATAAATTTAAATCAGGTGTAGAATTTTATGATAATATTAGAAGAAATGTATGGAGAGGATTTAAGTTAAAACCATTAACGTTTTCTATAAATGACCCTGATAATATTACTGATTATGAAAGATTTATATTAGATAAATGTCAAATTAATTATTTAAATAGAATTTCATACACTGATTTTTTTGATGAATTTGTTAATTATAAAAAAATAGAAAATTCTGAATATACTCTTAATTATAAAAATAAAATAGAAATACAAAATTATTTAATGGATAAATTTGCAAATGGTCGTGTTCATATAACTGAAAATAGAAACGCAACACATTTATTTGGAATTTTAGGATTAAGTTTAAATAACGAGTCTGGATTAAAAATATCAAAAAGAACTTGTAAAAAAGTATCTAAATGCGATTCGGAAACTGGACATTCTTTACAAACATGGGAATCATTGACTATTGCTTCAAAAGAAACTGGTATACCAAGAAGTACATTGGCGCATATTATAAAATTTAAAATGATAAAGGAAAATTGTCTTTTTAAATATATCTAATTTATGCTTATATACATATCAGAAATCAAAGTGTTTAAGGTGTAGCTTCTGTTGTAGGTGGAGCTTCTGTTACAGACAATTCTTCTGTTACAGGTGGAGCTTCTGTTACAGGTACAGGTGGAGCTTCTGTTCTACAAGCTCTAAACATTACAATATATAAATATAAAACTGATACAGTATAATATACATAAAATGCTTTTGAAAGGTATTCGTTACCTTTTTTATCCATTTCATTTGGATCATTGCTATTTGAGTTTATAGAACCTAATCTATATAACAACATTCTTAATGGTAAGAGGAAGCAAATTAAAAAGATAGGATTATAAAGTGGTATAAGAAGTGGAAAGATAAAACGTGTTCTACTATTACATAAAAGACCTAATTCGCTAGATACATCTCCAAAGAAACTAGATACACCCAAATAAACTCTTCGTACCCTTAAAAATATATAAATTATTATACCTAGTATAGCCAAATAATATGACAAGTATACTTTATTTTCTATTAAAAATTGGAAATTTAATAATTTATCATATCCTGGATATATCTTTTTAAATGTTGGATGTTCTAGAACTTGCTCTAAAACTTGTTTGTAAACAGATTCTGGTATAAATTTATATGATAAAAATACAATTGAGGCTACTAGTACTATATTTGATAATTTATATCCCATTACAAAAACCATATATAATATAGCATATATATATATTGCTATTTGCATTTTATTATAATAATAAAATAAAATAAAAAAAGATAATTTAATTTAAAATATATATATAGCTGTTTTTACACAAAACATTTTATGAATAATAATACCTAATATAAATAGATATAAATTAATATTCAATAAGTTACATTTTTTAAAAAAGAAGGCTTTTAGAATAAAACTTAGAAAAATAGTTGCTATAACATCTACAATAGCGATCCCGTTCCAATTTTTAGTTTTTAAAATTCTATATTTATGGAAACCAGTGTTTGGTTTACCAAAAATATCAGAATACTTGCATAAATCTATTCCAAAAAAGATCATATATTATACTATTATACTAATAAAATGTTTTTAGTAAAATTATCAGATATTAAAAAATCTAAAATAAGAAGGTTTAAAATTAATTCTATAACCAAAAGTAAAAGATTGTGGTCTTTTTTTGACAATATAATTACATATATAACTAAATTGTTTTTTGGATGTAATATTTTTGGGAACTTCATCCAAAGACAAGTAATTATGATCTAAAAGTACCTTTAACAAAGCTGCTACAACTATAGCACTTCTTTGTTTTCCCATATGACAATGTACAAGTATATTTTTTTTTTCTATTGTATATTTCCTTAAAAGTAAAGGAACTATATTTTTTAATTGTTCTTGCATAATTATAAAATCACATTCTAATAAACTATCATTTACAGGAATTCTATACATTTCGGGTCGTATATCGACGTCGTCTGTAATAAATGATTTATCTTTTGTACAATTAATAATAACATTAATATCATTCTTTTTTAAAAAATTTAAATTTAAAGCAGAATTATGATTACCTAAATATATATTTGGAATAATTTCATCTGCATCATTATAAAAGTTCATTGTTAAATCATATAAATATTGTATAATAGAAAGTGGTATTTTTGTAAATATATTTGTTTTAATTAATGTTAAAGACATGTATATTTAATCAATAAAAAATATATTTATATATAATAATTATGAATAGAACAAAATCTAGTCGTATCATAGTAGAGAAAAAGAATGATAGACGACAAGGTACCTTTAGTGACGATACCGATACTTTTTCAAGCTCCGATGATAAAAAGATTATTTATACAAAAAAAAAGAAAAATATACGACAAGGTAAAGATCGTAAAGATAACAAAGAAGATCACAGAGATAACGAAGAAGATCGTTTTGTTAGTATAGTAGATTCTGGGTATAAAAAGTCAAAATATGGTAGTAAACAAGATCATATGACAGGATATGATATGGTTCATCAATTAGATAATTATGTTGCTTTAAAAACATTAAAGGAGAAAAGAATATTAGAAAGAGTAATTCCTTTTAAAACATGGATTCGATATTTAAATATAAATAATAAAAAATTTAGAGTAGGTGGACTATTAATGAAAGTAGAATATCCAGATTATATCATGTTGGTAAATCCTAAATTAAATTTAACATGGAGTGTTCAATTAAAAGATCATATTATTTATGTACCAGATAAAGATTATCCTCGAAATAGAGAAGAAAGAGAAATGATAAAGATAAAAAGAAAGGAATTAGAAAAAAAGAAAGAAAAAGAAGAAAAAATGGATATATTAAAAGACCATCTCTTTTCTTTATATAAAACTGGTAAATTGACATTAAAAAAAAAGGTTGATTATAGTTGATTATAGTTGATTATAGTTTAAAAATAGTTTAAAAATTGATTTTATAAATATAAAAGATAAACAAAAAACCTTTGGTAAATAAAATGAATAAAAGATTTAGAAAGGAAGTTAGATCATTATATTTGCAACAAAGTCAAATACCTTTATTAGAAAATGACTATATTGTTTACCAAGATGAATCAAATATAAATATTTTACATACTATTATAAAAGCACCATATGATTCTGTTTATCGACATAAATTTATTAGATTAGATTTTGAAATTCCTGATAATTATCCGCATTCACCACCAAAAGTAACATTTGTAAATCATGGCAGTGTTAGAATACATCCAAATATGTATCAAGATGGTAAATGTTGTAGTACTATTTTAAACACGTGGCCATCAGAAAATGAAAAATGGACTTCAAGTATGGGAATAGAAACAATCCTATTAACATTTCATTCCTTTTTAGACAACAATCCTTATACTTATGAGCCTGGTGGTAGAGATGATCCTAGTTATACTATTTATGTTCAACATCAATCTTGGATTACATGTTTAATTAGATATCTTCAATATGAAAAGATTGATACATTTAAAGAATACATGTATAATTATTTATTGTTAAATATAGATAGTATTTTTACAGAATTATCACATTTAAATGAAACGTACCAGAGAGGATATTATAATACAAACTGTTTTGAAATTGAAAATTTTATAATTGATTATAAAACTATTTCTGAAAAATTACAAGATCACTACAACTATGTATATTTTACCGAAAATAATGGAGACGCATATGAAGACGATGAATTTACATTTGAAATGTTTTTAAATAAAGATTTCACTTGTTCTATTTGTTTTGACACAAATGAAAGCGAAGACGTCGTTACTTTAGAATGTAAACATAAATTTCATAAAATGTGTTTAAAAACGCATGTTGAGATAAATAATAAAATATGTCCCATGTGTAGAAAAGATATAAAAGATGAAATTGTAGAGGAAAAAATAGAAGAAAGAGAAAGTGAATGGATAATAAATCCATTAACAAAAAGGCGTGTTAAAATTGGAAGTAGAACGTATAAATATTTAAAAGAAAATGATGTTATTTAATTAAAGGTATCTTTTTTTATATTTTTTCTTGATAACCAAAACTTTTTGAATGTATTTTTTATAATTTTTGTTTTATCAGTTTGTATATCAAGGTCACCTTGCCGAGCTGAAGCTCTGCTACTGTGAATGTCACCTTGCCGAGCTGAAGCTCTGCTTCTGTGAAGGTCACCAAAAATTAAAAATTTTTTATTAATATTATCAAATACGTATTGAGAAATATGATGTTTTAAAATAAAAGCTATTTGTATATCACACGTATATAATACAATTTCATCCATTATCTCAATAGGTAATTTAGGTACCTTTACCGAAGATGTCGATAGACGGCAAGTCATATATATATATATATATATATATAAATATTTATATATATTTATTCAATTTTTGGTAAAGCTTCTTATTCATCCTCTTGTTTATATCCAACTATTTCTCCTTCTCTAGAAACAATGACTTTTAACTTTCTTGTTTTTGCAAATTTCTTTTTTAATTTATCTAAATGTTCTTGGTTTTTTTCGTCTTCTTCTTCATAGCGTTCATTGTAATTAGAACTATGATATTTCCAAAATTTTGTATGTCCTACACGAAAATCTGTATGCGCTGATGCTTTATACCAAAAAATTTGATCTTTTAAATCTGAACTATTTCCAGAAGTTTTAATAACTAGACATTCATGGTCTTGAGTACATGCATCTAAAATATTGCAAAAGTGCTCGAACGATGGCACCATTCCTCCATATGCATCGTATATTCTTTTTCGATTTGCAACAGAAGGTTCATTAAAGATAAATACATAATCAATATTACTTCTTAATTCAGGAGGGATACCTTGGGCATATTGCATGGTTAAGATGAAGAGAAAATTAAAATGTCTTCCATTAAAGAAAATACTTTTAATTGTTTTATCCTTTTTCCAACTTGCAGCATCATGTAACATATCATCTAATACAATAAACAAATTATTACTTTGATGTTTTCCAGTTTCTGAAAGACCTTGGTTTTTAGCTTCTCTAATTTTACGTTTTTGTCTATTCATAATACTATCAATCAATTCAGGGTCATATTCAGAATGTATAAAACAATCTGGGACAAAATCTCCAAAAAATGGAGATGCTTCTTCTGTACCAGAAAATACTATACCAGAAGGTATATCTCGGTGATGAAAAAAGATGTCTCTTGTTAAAAAACTGTTATGTGTAACAATAAAATTTCCTAATACATATCGATTATTTCCATCTAATTCAATACCAAAATAACGGTCTTCAGGTAATTGAGTAATTTTAATTTGACTGACTAATGCATTTACACGATCATTTCTCTTTTGTGCCCTTTTTCTAGGAATTAAAGTAGGTATTTCTTCTATACCTTCCCCATTTATATGTATTCTGAATGCTTTTCCAATTTTTTTAACACCATTATGTGTCCAAGAAGTCTTTTTATCATGTTTATAAGCAGTAAATCCTAAACTACGAGCTAAATAAATAATGTCATCAAGTAATTTTTCATGCTTTTCACATTGTGTTATTTCAAAATCATTTTGTTTAGATAAATGACCATCTGCATCTATAAATCCAGCTAGTAATTTTAATCTATTTTCTCTAGTATTGCATTTATAAATATGAGGAATATGTTTATTATTCAACATATCCAAATCACGTAATGCTTTCAAAAAAACATTACCTTTTTGTCCATAACCACTTGAAACTTTGTAAGTGTATTTATTTTTATAATCTAAATACAAGTTGTATTGTTCTAAATTATTTGCAAAATAATGTAATACTGTAGAATCTTGTGTTGTTATATTAGAATTATTTGATGTTCCATCTCCTAACCAATATCCAATCATATAAGGATCGATTGACAATTCTACATTTTGTTCTGGAAATGTTAATGCTGAGACTTGATATCCTAATAAATTTTCTTTGTATTTTTTAGAGAGTGCCAAGTATTCTTTTATAGGAATATCTACATATAAATCATCTATTATATTATCATAATATCTTTTTGCTTCGTCGTATACTTTATCTTTATCTTTATCTTTACCTATATAAGAAAAATCTTTATGTATTACTTTAATCTTATTTTTGTCAAAATATCTTACTTGAAAAGACATTCTTTCTGTTCTTTCAAACATAAATTTTTTAGCAGTCCATTTTAAACTTAAAATATGATGACTATTTACAGTATAACTTTCACCCTTTTTATTTTCTACTTTATACATAATGTCAGTTCCAGAATGTGTTTCTAGCACATTTCTAGGTGCACTGTCGTCGCCCATAACTTGATCTCCAACCTTTATATCTTCTACATTTTTAATTGTACCGTCATACATGAGCACTTTGGTACCATAAATTTGACATTTCCCTGTGCGGCGCTTCCCTAGGATAAGTATGGTCGCATCTGGTAAAATACTTTTAATTTTAAATTTACGAAGTGCTAATTTTTCAAACTCATTAAGAAGCATATTGCTATAGAGTAATTTTTTAATTTTGCGATATAGACGAGATAAAAAGAGTGT